CATTGCGATCATATTAAAAGTATGTTTGATGGAAACCGTCGAGGTATACCGATATTGTCTATTGTAGCTGGATTAAATGATGATTACGAAGGCGGTGAATTTATCATGTGGGAAGACCAAAAAATAGAAATTCCTGCAGGAGCTGTATTAATTTTTCCTAGTAATTTTATGTTTCCGCACAGGGTCAAAGAAGTAATTTCTGGAACACGCTACACTTGTGTATCGTGGGTGTGGTAATGAATGATAAATATGTCTTAGAAGAGGATTAAAATATGATAAACATTTTTGCAAACGAACACGATCATCAAATTTTACATGACTGGATGGAAACTAATGGGTTATCTATCGAAATCTTAGCTACTAAAGACGGTGAAAAATTGGGCTTATCTGTATTTCCAACTATCGTTAAACACAACGGAAAAACCATTGAAAAAAACTACGCACAGACTTTAGATAATATTATGGCTATTCTAATCGAAGACATGGCTGAGATGAAACAGGGTTAAATTAACTCCACCAGATCAACTATGGTTTGCAGTTTAGTGCGGATAATTTTATTTGAAAAACTATTTCGAAGTCCCTGATGTAGGGGCTTAGGCGCCCATTCAATGGCGCTCCAAGTCCAGCCCATGTGCTCTGCACTCAGCGTGGGTACAAATTCATTTTCGATAACACACAGATAAGTGTGAAAGTTGAACACCTTATCGTTTGATACGAATGTTTCTAGGGGAATAGTTTTAATTACTGAAGGCATACTGCCTATCTCTTCTTGTATCTCACGCTGTAGACCTTGCCATGGAGTTTCGCCAGTGATGTTGGTGCCGCCCACAAGTCCCCAGGTGCCTGTGTGTTTGCCTGTGGCCTTTTGTAGCAGTAGAAATCTCTTAGTTGACTTGGCGTAGAATAGTGCGCCACTGCAAATAATGCGTTCTGTTACAGTTCTAGTTTCCATTTACCAGCGTGATATTCACCCTCAAACGATTTGGCCCAATAAACACCGTTCCATATGTATTGAACTCCTGTGTATATATTCGTTTGATACACTATCACATTAGATTCTAGAGCAGAATTAAACACGATCGTCCATGCTGATCCTGTCCACTCCACGATGTCATTGGCATGAGCAATGAGGTCAGCACCACCTGTGCTTTTCCATGCATCTGCGCCATCTGTGTTCACGGTTGCGCCTATGTCTTCTATCAACAAAAATCTCATGCCAGTGGCCACTGTTTGATCAGTTTGTTCTTGGCCTGTGGGTCGCTTGGGATTGTAGGTAAGCGGATTCACTATGGCATCAAAGGTGCCGGGACTAGAACTGCGATACTGTGTGCCTGTGCCATAGCTCATGTTGGGATAGATTATGCCTTGACTGTCTACATTAGTGTTGGTTGGCAGTGTGTCTTTGTCCCACACAATCTGTATCTGTGTGGCATCCACACTGTTGACAGCAAAAGTGCCTACTACCATGACTCCGCTGGGCTGTATCAGCATGATCTTGCTCACACCTGCTATGTACTTGCCAGGGTATTGGCTCAGCATCTCAAACCAATCCACACCTGGCCCTTGTCTTTGGGCTATGTCCAGAGTGGGCTCACGGGGTACCACACTTTGGGTTGCTGGCATCAAGAATCCCTGTGTGCCATACACCTGTACTTGAAAGTCAGTTATGGTAGTGATTTGACTGGTCAGCAGTGTGCCCTCTGTCAAGGTAGCATCACCTAGTGGTTGTCCCAAACCGTCTATGTAGGTATTGGCATCGCTTTGGGCGCCATCGTATATGTTGTTTATGATGCTGGTTATCACGCCCAAGTGCTTGATCTTGACCGGCGGACTGATCCATATGGGCGTGGTCAGTGTGATGTTGGCAATGTCTATGGCATCACTGGTACCAACCGGCACCTGTCTACTGGACCAATTCATGGCACTGATAGATAGCGTACTTAGACTGGTCCAATCTATGTAGTTGTCTGTGGTTTGTATTTCCAGTGTGGGATTGAATAACACTAGGATCTGTTCTATGATCTGCAACTTTTGTTCAGTGCTTGAACTCCATATGTCCACTTTCATGGTCAGCTTGAATGGCGAAGGCATCAGGCGTTCCACTGTGTAGTTACGGCCTTCACCTTGAGTGTAAGCACTACCTGTAAAGTCCCTTTCTCTAAAATGCATTTTGCCTATGTGGGTAGCATCGGCCAGTCTGCTGGCATCCTGCTCAAGACCGCTGATGTACACAGCAATCTTGGGACAGCTACTGATGGCATTTTCACTGTTCTGTTTCATGATTGTGGCCACTTGTCGGTCTGGATCACCGTACACCACCGGCACACGTACTAGTGTTCCATCCCCATATTTGACCACAAAGTTGCTGAACGCTCTAATGGTCTGCAATAGATAACGGCGTATTTGCCCATCGTAAAAGAACTGCATTATAAATCTGCCCTTGGTTTAAGTGCCTGGCTAAGGCTGGTTCGTTGTGATTCTCTGTTGGCATACAAGCCAATTTTCCATTGTCCTGCATATGGTATAGTTTGCTGTACTGAATTCACTACAGGCAACGTGATCTGCAAATAGGTGTTGGCACCGCTGGTATAGCTGGTAACCAATGTTTGACTTGGGTAGTCACTGACAGCATATGGCAATTCTGTTGTGTCCAATTTCAACACTAGGTACGGTGCAGTTGCATAGGCTGAGTTCCATGCGGTTTGTGTTCTAATCACGCTGATACCGGCAGCCAAGGTTATATATGTTTGCAGTAACGCATCATTGTAGATATAACTGTTGTTGTTGATAAAGCTGGTCTTGAGTGTTTGTCTTGTATCTGTGTTGGTCATGTTCATTCTCACAGCATCTTCAACCTTGATCCAACTTCTGCCGTCAAACAGGAACAGTCGATTGGGCAAGAAATCTGTTCTCAAAAAATAATCATTCTTCTGTGGAGCTGCCGGAAACTGTATGCCAAACCCAAATACATAGCCGTTTACCGGAAAACCATCACCTACCAAATAGCCAGTGTAACCTGTACGCACGGGCACGTCATTCACGGTGCTGGTCAAATAGTCAACACTGCTGGCATCTAAGCTGGTTTCATCCACACTGGTCAACAGGGGCTTGCCTGTGGTTGGATCCACAGCTAGAGTGTAGAATTGCCGAGTTTCATAGCCGCTCTTGGCTGCATCTGTTTCGGCCTGCTGGATAACAGCATCGTTGATACTGTATTGACCAGCCAGGGTACTCATGACTTGACGCAGAGTCTTATCGGATGCATTGCCGTTGGCATCTGTTGCTGGCTGATCCAATATGTCTGCAAACTGTTGGCTATTGCTGATCTTGGTGCATTTCAGTCTGTATAAGTGTGGATACCATGTGGGGCTGAATCCTTCACTGGCACGACCCACATCTACTATTTGATAATATCTGGGCAGGCCTAGATCATAATCATTTAGTGCAAAATTATCACGCAGGTGTGGCAGTTCAAACACATCACCGCTGAGCGGTTTGCGCCCCACGGTGTCTATGAAATCATTTATGTGCACCGTCATGTATATGGTGTCATTGTCTATGAATAAACCAAACTGACTGATGTTGAAATCTATGTTGGCCACATTATAATGACCGCGTATGCGATATATTTCAGCATCATATTTCCTGTCTCTGTTTTCTAACAAGAGCAAGTCCTGGATGTTGGTAGGACTCAGCGAGCCATATATGGGCTGATCACTAGTGCCCACTGCAGGCGGTTTAGTGCCTATAAATTTGTGCAGATAAAGATCTGTGCCGCCAAGAGTAAACATCTCAGATGCTTGGCGATCATGGAATTTGTAGTCTAGCCCACGTTCTGGGCGGTATAGGGAAATGCGTGGCATATGATATTTATCGCCAGCTAAATATACGAGAGGAACTAAATTATGGCTGAAGAAACCAATTCAACGGAACAACGCAACATAGTATTTGACTACGTGAAAACCATGCTGGGTGACGGCATGATTGACGTTGAACTGGATCCCAAGCACTATGAAGTGGCTCTAGATCGTGCTATCAATCGCTATCGTCAACGCAGTTCCAACGCAGT